GCACTGTTATTTACAAAATCTTTAAATTTTTTAGTATTATCATCTGCCATAGTTACTAATATTAATATAGAATAATATATTATTATTAATAATATATTTGTTTTGTTTTTGTTTTGTTTTTGTTTTGTTTTGTATAATAATAATATTATAATAATAATATTATAATAATATTAATAATATTATAAATTTTCGCAAGCTGTTTTTCTTCCATGACAATCTCTACATAATGCTTCCAAATTATCTATATTATTCGAACCTCCGTATTCCAGTTTTATAACGTGATCTACCTCAAACCAAGCAGGTAATTGTTTTCTGCACTGTTTACAATGCCAGTTTTGAGATGCTGCAACAAATTTCTTTTTTGTTTCACTTACGCTACGTTTTGTTGAAGTATTTCCAGAATATAAAATCTTTTGTTGCTGCTTTGATAAATTATGATTGTTACTTGAAAAGGTTACTGATTTTTGAATATTGGGACTATTATATATATTATAGTTATTGTTCAATTCTTTCGATATGGAGTTTGATGTAAAATCAATAATTGGGCTAATAATACTTGCTGTATTTCTATCAATTGGTAAATACTTTATATATCCATTTGAGTTTGTTACAAGATCTCTGTAATTATTCGGATCTTTTTTTATATATAAATACACACAAAGTCCAATAAAAGCAAAAAAAGCCATCTTATAATATTTTTCATATTGTTTTAGTTTATTTATTAACTTACCTTCAAAATATGTATTAAGTAATACCAGTGCCGTTATAAATAATATAAGCAGTTCAAGTTTCATATTACTATTTTATTTATAATTATATAATAAATATAAAATTAATATTAGTATGATTAATAATAAACTTCCAAAAACATATTTATGCTTAGTTTTTCGTTCCTCGTTCTTTTTAAGTTCTTTTAATTTATAATGCTCATAATATTTATTTAAAGCATCATAATATGATACTTCTGGATTACCTAAATAAATATTTATCTTGTTATGTATAAAATGTGTCCATTTTATAAATGATTCCCTTGAATCTAAATAAGGTGTTACAGGATATGCGTCTAAAAATTTACTAAATACATTTCCTATATCGGGAACAGGTATAAATAAGGGAATATTTGTTATTAGGTCATAATATTTTTTCTTTGTGCTTTCATTCACGTTCAATGGGTATGATAATGCTATTGTGTATAATACAAACCAATAATGAGGACCCCATATATCAGGATTAAATACATTTGCATTATTCATTATATTTTTAATATATAATAGATTTTATTATAGCATATTATACATATTATACATATATATGTGTTAGTAAAAGTTAAAAATAATATATAAAAACATAGTTACTATATAATTAACAATATATAATCTATAATGAATACAAAAAAATTTATCTTTTGTAATAATTGCGGTAAGCTCGGTCATTTATTTCATCAATGCAAAGTTCCTATTACAAGCATTGGTATTATTCCTATAAGGATTACAAAAAAATTAAATACTATTACAAATAAATTAGAAAATAATATTGAGATTTTCATAATCAAACGCAAAGACACGTTATCATTTGTGGATTTTATGCGTGGAAAATATTCCATAGAAGATAAAAATTATATCACAAATTTATTAAATAATATGACAATAAATGAGCGACAATTTATATTAAATAATGAATTTGATAGTATATGGCAATATTTATGGAATTATAACACGAATAATTCTTATAAAAACGAAGAGAAAACATCTAGAGCAAAATTTATGATTCTAAAAAATGGATATTCAAATATTTTAGAAAGTTATGATTTAGAAAGTTTGATAAATTTATGCGATAAAAAATATACTGAACCTGAATGGGGATTTCCAAAAGGACGCCGTAATTATCAAGAAAAAGACATAATTTGTGCTCTTAGAGAATTTGAAGAAGAAACAGGATATGAGAAAAAAGATATTGCTATTATTAACAACATTGTTCCATATGAAGAAATATTTAGCGGTTCTAATTATAAATCATATAAACATAAATACTTTATTGGTATAATTAACAATAATTATATTCCTAAAAATAATTATCAAATTTATGAAATTACCGAAATTAAATGGGTATCTATCGATAATGTATATAACTATCTTAGAGAATATAATTATGAAAAAATTAATATTATAAATTATTTAAATAATTTATTAAAAACTTATAAACTATATATTTAATATATAGCAATGGATTTTTTATTTAATTTATTAGATCCAAAAGAAGAAAAGGTAAGCAAAGATAAATCAAACATACAACAAGAAGAACAAGAAGGACAAGAAGGACAAGGCGAAGAAGAAGGCGAAGAACAAGGCGAAGAACAAGGCGAAGAAGAAGGCGAAGAACAAGGCGAAGAAGAAGAACAAGAAGAGGAAGAAGAACAAGAAGAGGAGGAAGAAGAACAAGAAGAGGAGGAAGAAGAAGAACAAGAGGAAGATGAAGATGAAGATGAAGAAGAAGAGGAACCAGAAGAGGAACCAGAAGAACCAGAAGAAGACGAGGAAGACATTGAAAATATGGAAGAAGATATTTCTAATGAAGAAGAAGAAGAAAAAATAGAAGAAAAAGAAATAGAAGATAAAAAAGAAGAAATAGAAGAACCCGGTGCTGATGCCGGCGATGATGAAAACATTGAAGAGGCAGAAGAAGGAGATGATCCAGTAGAAGAGGTTCAACAAATTAATGAACTTGGACAAGGAAAAATAGCTGAAAAACAAACGGCACTTCCAATAGAGAAAGCCGCACCTATAGCACCGGTTTCGCAAGTTTCTTCTCCAGATTCGCAAGTAGTGTCTCCAGATTCGCAAGTTTCTTCTCCAGATTCACAAGTATCTTCAGAAACACAAGATACAAGCGTTATTCAAAATGAAAAACAATATGTGTCAAAAGAAAAGAATAATTTATATTTAGCATCGCTATTTAGAGAGAATATAAATAAAATAAGCATAGATAAGTCGGAGTTGGCAGGATTAGAAAGTCAGGTTAATACAAAAACAGATTTAAAATACTATTTAAATGCTATAGAATTATTAAATGCAAAGGAACTGAAAAATCCTTTAAATACGCATTATAAATATTTGTATCCGCACCACGATGACGAATTTTTTAATATTAAAATAGCAAATAAGAAAGAGTTTATGGAAAATAAACTAAAAATAAGTATTGACGCAGATTTTGAGAAACAAGCTAATGAAATATGTAATAAAGATTTTGAATTGGCACCATATCAAAAATTCATTAAAAACTTTTTATCAATACATACACCTTATAACGGACTGCTATTATTTCACGGTTTAGGAACAGGCAAAACGTGCTCAGCAATAGGTGTAGCAGAAGAAACACGCAAATATTTACAATATATGGGTTATAATGATAGAATTATTATTGTAGCCTCTCCAAACGTACAAGAAAATTTTTATTTACAATTATTCGACGAAACAAAATTAGAATTCAATAACGGATATTGGACAATTAATAACTGCGCAGGTCAAAATATATTAAACGAGATTAATGTGATGCAAAAAGATTTATCACGCGAAAAAGTGATAAAAATAGTAAAGAACATTATATCAAATTATTATTTATTTATGGGTTACACTCAATTCGGTAATCTAATAATGAAAAAATCTAATATATCGAATCAATTATTTGAAAATGATCCAAATAATAGTAAGAAAAAAATGATGATTAAAAAGAAGCTGCAAAAATATTTCAATAATAGATTAATTATTATTGATGAAATACATAATATTCGGCAGTCTAAAGATAATAGCAATAAATTGGTGTCTAATGAGTTAATGAATTTAGTTAAAAATGTTAGCAATTTGAAGCTAATATTTATGTCAGCAACACCTATGTTTAACGACTTTAAAGAAATCATTTTTTTAGTAAATATATTAAATATGAATGATAATAGGTCAAAAATAGAGCTTAAAGACGTGTTTAATAATGATGGAAGTTTTGTTGTAAATAGTAAAGGCGAAGAAGTAGGTCTTGAATTATTTAAGAGAAAGATAAATGGTTATGTTAGCTATGTTAAAGGCGATAATCCATTAAGTTTTCCATTTAGAATTTTGCCGATGAATTTTTCAGAAGCAAGAAGTATACTTAATGTTAAATATCCCGAATTAAAAATTAACGGCGTTAGCTTAAGTGAAAAAATAGAATTATTTGATATATACGTAAATAAAGTATCACCGTTTCAAGAGTTTGTATATAATATTGTCCTTAAAAATAATATCTCAAAGTTTGACGAAGAGAAAATTAATGCAATGGAAACATTTGGATACACATTATTACAAAAACCATTAGAAGCTCTAAATATGGTATTTCCTAATAGTAAATTAGAGAATTATTTTAAAGAAAAAATGGAGCTCTATAAAAGTATTCAGGATGTTATTGCTAATATTGATATTGAAGAAATAAACGGACTTATTAATATTAGAGATTGTGTAGGAAAACAAGGCATAAATAATATAATGAGTTATCAAGAATCACAGGCACCAAAATCAAGATATGGATATAAATTTAAAGGTGAATTTGATAAAACCAATATATTTGATTATGATGTTATAGAGAAATATAGTACTAAGATTAAATCCATATTAGATGCGCTATTTAATTCACAAGGTCCTATTATTATATATTCTCAGTTTATTGACTCGGGTCTAATACCTGTTGCTCTTGCGTTAGAATCGGCAGGTTTTACTCGTTATGGAAGCAATAAATCTTTATTTGCTACTCCACCAAGTGAAGAGTTAGACGTAAATACTTATAAGAAAAAGTCCGAATTTGGCAAAGAGGGGCGCTTCAAAAGTGCAAAATATGTTATTATTAGTGGAAACAGCAATATTTCTCCTGACATAGTAAGCGATCTAAAGGCTTGTACTGATACAAATAATATTAACGGCGAAATTGTGAAAGTTATTCTCTTATCAGCAGCAGGAAGTGAAGGATTAGATTTTAAATATATTAGACAAATACATATTTTAGAGCCTTGGTATAATATAAACAGAATTGAGCAAATTATTGGTAGAGCAATAAGAACGTGCAGCCATAAAGATCTTCTTCTTGCTGAGCGAAATGTTCAAATATATATGCATTCTACAATATTATCTAATAATAATGAGTCAGTAGATTTATTTATTTATAGAAAAGCAGAGGAAAAAGCCAAAGTAATTGGAACGGTTACGCGTGTACTCAAAGAGCATAGCATAGATTGTTTACTTAATTATGAGCAGCAAAAATTCGATGAGAAATTTTTGAATAAAGAATTAACTATTACTCTTTCTGACAATTCATCAATTAAATATTCAATAGGCACTAAAGCATATAGCGCTTTATGTGATTATATGGCCGATTGTAGATATTCGTGTAAACCTTCCAACGAAGACTATAACAAAATATATGGGACAAACGCAAAATTAAACAGTTCTTCGTATAACGAAACATTTTTAAAAACAAATAACGAAGTTCTTATAAAAGCATTGAGAGATTTGTATAAGGAAAAATTCTTTTATACCAAGAATGATATTATAAAGCACATTTTAACATTTAAAGAATACCCTTTAGAGCATATAAATAATGCTCTTAATGAGTTGGTTAATAATGAAAATATACTTATATCAGATAAATATGATAATTTGGGTAAACTAATAAATGTCGGCTCCTTGTATATTTTTCAACCTCAAAATTTGAATAATGATGCCACAATATTTGAGCGCACTAATGCGTTAATAACAAAGCCCAATGACTTAAAATTCAATATTTCAGAAACGGTCGAATTAGACGAAACTATTAAAGCAAATGTTTCAATGAAAGAAAAAAAGCCATCACTAATTAAAATGTATTCAAATAATGATCTTACTAATTTGTCAGAGTCTAACAAAGAAGTCGTAAGATCCAGTATAACCGAATTAGAAAATAATTATAAATATATAATTACTCATTTTCAACCCGCTAAAGGTGTTAAGACTATTAAAGACAATAAATATATTTTTTATGGTAAAATAATGGATATTTTGAAGGAGAAAAAGATAATATCAAGCGCAGAGATTCATAATATAGCAGTTAATATATTACTTGATGATTTAGATTTTAATAATTGTGTGTTGCTTGTTATTTACTTATTAAATAACAGCTATAATAAAGAGAGCGAATTCAATAAAAAATTATTGAGTTATTTTAATTCAAAAATTGTAACATCCAACGATGGAAAAACCAAAGCATTAATAATAGCTAACAAAAGCGAATTTAGAGATTATACGTTATATATAATTAAAAATATAAGTGATAAATTACAACCTCCTAATATTATTTTAATAATTGGTGAATTTGAGGACTATAATGATTTTGATAAAGTTATTGCTACTAATAAAATTACGCCACAGGAAGTAGCGCACGTTATTGGAATTTTATCAGTTAATAAAAAAATAACAAAAGAATTAGTTACTGAATTTAAAATAAAAACTGCAACAAATAAAGGTGCAAGATGCGACCAAGCTGGAAAAGCAAACACAGAAAAAATCTTTACTTCTTTAGATGTTCAAGAAGACGTGATTGATACATTAAAATCTTTAAATCAAAGTTATTTTTGTGCTGCTCAAGAGATATTCTTTAGGTTATATGATATGCGGAAAAAGGATGGCAAACGTTGGTTTTTTAATCTCTCTGACGCAATTGTTAATAACTTATAAATTTTTTCTTTTTCAAATATAAAGTTCAATTTATTTATTTATTTGTTTATTTATTTGTTTATTTATTTATTTATTTTTTATTTATTTGTTTATTTATTTATTTATTTGTTTATTTGTTTATATAATTGAAATAATTTTAAAGATTAAATTGATTATATATATTAATACATAATGTCTAAAATACAAACTCGGAAATCTCTTCCTAATAAAACAATTTTAGATAATTCGCATATATTTATGCGTTCTTTATTAACACAGAAAATTGTGTTAAGTTATAATGAAGTAAATAATAATATTTATAATATTTTAGAAGCTAAAATCAAAAATTTTAATGAAAATAAATGTATAAAGGAGGGGTTTATTAAAAATAATACCGTAAAGTTGCTCACATATTCGAGTGGCGAATTATTTGGAAATAAAGTTTTATTTGAGTGTGTTTTTGAATGTTTAATTACAAATCCTGTAGAATCAACCATCATCAATTGTATTGCCAAATCGTTAACAAAAGTAGGTGTTCGTGCTGAATTAGTCCTTGATGATGGCTCGTGTCCGTATGTAATTTTTATAGCACGCGATCATCATTATAATAATGAAATGTTTTCGCATATAAAAGAAAACGATATTTTACAAGTTAGAATTTTGGGTCAGCGCTATGAATTAAATGATAAATTTATTAGTGTAATTGCTGAACTAATAAGTATTAATAATTATGAAACATTAAAAAAGGATTTAAAGAAAATGGACAAGGAATCATATATGTTATCTGAAACGTTTCCTGTTCAAGATACATTACCAGTACAAGATACATTACCAGTACAAGATACATTAGTACTTAAGCAATCAGATAGCAAATTAAAAATTAAAGTACCTAAAACTCTTGCTGAAAATATTAAAAAATATAATGTATAAAGTTGATATAATATTAAAAAGTATTTAATAATATTAATTAAATACTTTTCAATAATATGAATAACGATGCAGACAATGCGGATATTACAGACAATGCGGATAATATAAAAAATATAACCTTAAAAACGAATATAATAGATTCTGTAAATAACGAGAATAATATACAATCGAGTGACTTAAGCAAGTTATGTAAATCGATTGAAATGCTTGAATTTTTTCATCACATTGAAATAGGTAAAATATTAAAATTAAACAATGTTTATTTAAATGAAAATAGTAATGGTATTTTTGTGAATTTAAATAAAATTTCACCTAAAACATATAAGGAAATTTGTAATTATATTGATTTTGTTAAAAAACAAGAAAGTGAAATTAATAAAGATGAAAAATTGAAAAGAAATTTGCAAACAACTTATTTTAAAGATAATAAAGACAAATAATACTATTTATTAAATGTTATGTTTAAATAAAGAAGAATTATTACAAAATATTAATTTAGATGAATTAAAACAATATATGTTATATGATTTAAAGAGCAACGAAACTACAAATACAAATACAACTACAAATACAAATACAACTACAAATATTATTGAAAAGATGGCTGTTCCAAGAAGTCAAATACAAATAAAATATACCAAAAAATTTAGTAAATATTATGAACCAATTAAGATTAATAATTCTAAAAATTTTGCTGACAAATTATTTTGGGTATTTTATAAACTATTGAATAATTTTACTAATAGCGATTTAGAAAACATAAATTCATTCAAAACTATGAAAGATTTTAAAATCAATTGTGTAGAGAAGATTAGGCTTCAGAAAAATATTTTGAAAGAATTTAAAATACAAAGAATGTGTGTCGAAGATGATTTAACAAATAATGAGAAAATTAGTTTTAAAACATTTCATGCCTTATGTATATTATATTTAATAAATGTAATTGTAATAAGAGATAATAACACTTATTGCGTATTATGTAGTAATAATGATGAAAAAGTTATCAATATTAAAAATTATAAACTAATAGAAATTTCAAATGTTAAAATTAGCGAAGCATTTAACAATTTTGATGTTGAATTAGTCTCATATACTGAAGAAGAACTGCAAACTATTTTAAAAAGTTATTATAATATTGAAAGTATTGAAAAACCAATTAAAGCGTTTAGTAGTTATAATTTAAGCGATTTAACAAATATAGCTATTAAATTAAGCATAACAATTTTTGATGAGCATGGTAAGAAAAAGAAAAAGCAAGATTTATACGAGAATATAATTAAGAAACTGACTTAAAGACAAGACAAGAAACTAATATGAGGGTTCCATTTTTTCTCTGTTACATTAGTTCGCTGAGTTATTATTTTTTCATATTTTTTTCATATTTTTTCCATATTTTTTCCATATTTTTTTCATATTTTTAACAAAATTGATATTATTTATTATTAATAAATAATAAATAATATCATTTTTAACAAAATTGATATTATTTATTATTAATAAATAATAAATAATAAATACTATTATATATTAATTATGAGTAAAAGCAGAGTAACTAATAACACACTAACTAATAACACACAAGAAACTAAGCCTAATGAAACTCTTAATGGCGAACTTAGTGAGAAATTTGTAAAATATATTGATATATATTTATCCAGTTATGCGCGATTTCCTGAAAATATGCACCCTGAATTTGAGGTTCGCTTTGGAACAAAAAAAATTAAAAATATAAATAAGGTCGAATTTTATAATATTATAAAAAGCCTTCTTAACTATGATTTTAAATTAAATAATGAAAATTATCAGTTAAAAATTATGAATGCAAGCAATTTGTCTAATATTAGAACACAAATAACAGGACTACCAAACATACAAAGCTATTGCAAATTAAACAATTTTTCTGGAATTTTAGACGAGCAAAATCTCTCTTTTGTTCAAAAAGACTATTTCAAAAATGACAAAGTTATGCTATATCCTTTAGATTTTGACGATTATAATTTCCGCGTTTGTTATCAAGTAGAGCAACACTTTGCACTAACGCACAGTTCTATAGAGGAACTAAAAGATAAATGGAATTCGATTAAAAAAGTATTTAGATACATTAAGCGTTATGAATACAAACATCCACAATTACCATTCTTAGTTCATTGCAGTATTGTGAAAACATCTAAAACACACGAAGGTAAATTTATTGAACAATTTAACATTAAAGATTCAGAGGTCTTTAATTCATTGGAGAACTATGAAATAGAGATTGAATTAAATAATGAATTTATTAGCTTAAATAAATTAGCCGCAAGCAAAGAATTTTTATATACTAATTTACGAAAAGTTATTAAATATATTTTAATTGGATTACAAGATACCAATTACCCTGTTACTATTAGCGAGATCAATAATATGAGTCAAGAATATTTGAAATTAATAAAAGGCTCCGACTATAAACAACATATGACTATTAATGTTAAAGATCATATTGGTCCTTCCTCATCCACTTTACAAATGATCAATCTTTTACCTGAGTCAGAAATAAACGATACTAATAGTTCTATTCCCAATATTAGAAACAATTATACAGTAACAGATAAGGCAGACGGAACAAGAAAATTATTATATATTTCACCTGACGGGCGACTGTATTTTATTCCTAATACAGTAAATTTTCAATTTACAGGATGCTATACTGAGAAAAAAGAACTTTTCAATAGCATTATAGACGGGGAACACATATTACATAATAAAAAAGGCGAATTTATAAATATGTATGCTTGTTTTGATATATATTATTTAGGCGGAAAAAATGTTACAGGACTGCCATTTATTAAAGTACATAAGCCGGCAGTTATTGAAGATGCTAATAGAGAAGATAAAAGCATAAAAGAAAATCCCGTTGCTTATCGTCTTAATATATTAAATAGTGCTATTAAAATAATAGAACTAAAATCAATTACAAACAATCCAAATATACATCTTAGAATAGTTGTCAAGAAATTTTACGGCACTGAAATATTTGATGGATGTAGTGCAATTTTAAATAATATTAAAGAAGGATTATATGAATATAATACCGATGGATTAATTTTTACACCAGCAAATACAGGCGTTTCAAGCACCCAAACCGGTATAGTCGCTCCAAATTATAAAAATACGTGGGTACAATCATTTAAATGGAAACCACCTGAATACAATACTATTGATTTCTTGGTAAAATTTAAAAAAAATGAATTAGGAGCAAATTTTGTAGGCACATTAAATAATGAAGGGCAAGATCTAACTTCATATAACCAAATACAGAGCTATTATACATTAATATTAAATGTCGGATTTGATGAGAGAAAACACGGCTATATTAATCCTTACAATGATATTATTAACAATAGCATTAAGCGTTATAATAAAGATAGCTATGCAAATAATTATAAACCAGCGCGCTTTTATCCAACTAATCCCAATGATATAAACGCAGGACTATGTAATATAATGGGTAAATTAGACGAGTCTAATAATCTCAAAATTTATACAACTGAAGGCGAGGAAATAGAAGACAATATTATTGTTGAGTTTGCTTATAATGTTAATAAACCCGATTTCTGGAAATGGGAACCTCTTCGCATTCGTTATGATAAAACAAGCGAATTGCGCTCTGGAGGTAAAAATTTCGGCAATGCTTATCACGTAGCTAATGCAAATTGGCAATCAATACATAATCCAATAAGCGAATCAATCTTAACATCAGGTAATGGAGTAACAATCAATGTTGATGAAGATGTTTATTATAATAAATTTTCTAAAACATCTGAAACAAAGTCGCTGCGCGATTTCCACAATTTATATGTTAAAAATATGTTGATTAATAAAGTATCAAAGTCAGGACATTCACTAATAGACTATGCAGTCGGTAAAGGCGGTGATTTACCTAAATGGGTAGCTGCTAATCTAAATTTTGTATTAGGTATAGATGTTAGCAAAGATAACATTGAAAATAGATTAGACGGCGTATGTGCTCGTTATTTAAATTATGCGCAACAACTAAATATTATACCGAAAGCATTGTTTTTACACGGAAATAGTATTTTTAATATTAAAGATGGCTCCGCATTCTATGATGATAAAACAAAGCAAATTAGTAAGGCTCTTTTTGGGGAGGGAACAAAGAATGAAGTCATGTTAGGAAAAGGAGTATATGCTAATTATGGTATTGCTAAAAACGGATTTAACGTTAGCTCTATTCAGTTTGCTATTCATTATATGTTCGAAAGTGAAGTTAAATTGAATGGATTTATTAAGAATGTAAAAGAATGCACAGCATTAGAAGGCTATTTTATTGGAACTTGTTATGATGGACACAAAATATTTAATATGTTAAATTCTGTAAAAATTAACGAATCTATTAGTATATTTAAAAATAATAACAAAATATGGGAACTCACTAAAAAATATGAAGCCGCTGATTTTATTGATGATGAAACCTCATTAGGTTACGGAATTGATATTTATCAGGAAACAATTAACAAAACTTTCAGAGAATATTTAGTAAATTATAAATATTTGTTGCGAATTATGGAGAATAATGGCTTTGTATTATTAAGCGAAACTGAATATAAGCAATTAAATCTACCCAATTCAATGGGTAATTTTGAGCAATTATATAATTTTATGAAGATGGAAGTTGAGAAAACTCCATATTTGGAGAAAAAATTTGGTAGTGCTTTGAATTTAAGCGCAGAAGAAAAGCAAATTTCATTTTTAAACAATTATTTTATATTCAAAAAAATAAGGAATGTTGAATATGAATCAGATGAACTAATTAGTAAAAAACAGGAGGCGCAAGAGAAGGATGTAATAGACGCGTCTATTAAAGAATTTGATATAATTGACGCTAATTTAGAGACTAATATCAAGGAGACTATTGATCTAAAATCTAAAAAATTAGCTGAAAAATATTTACAGGAAAACCAGATTTTAGATGAGCAAATACAACAATCAGAAGTTAAGAAACCCTCTGCTAAAATCAAATTATCACAAGACGAAAAAAAGAACTTAACAGAGCAAACCAAAAAACTTAAGCTTGAAGAAAAATTGAAAAGCCAACAAGAAAAGCAAGCACTAAAAGAACTTGAAAAATCTAAAAAAGCAGAAGAAAAGAAATTACAAAAAACACAAACCAAGAAAGCTTAGACCTAAAAAGAATAAATATAAAATATAAAATATAAAACTGATTCTCTTCTATTTCTCTCTATTTCTCTATTTTTTATTCCATTTTTATAAAACATTTATATAATTTTATAATTATATAAACATTTAAAACTATATTATGTTAGTAGCAAAACCATTTTATGACATATATCAACTTACCTAACTTAAACAATCTAAATTTAGATTTTAATATAATATATAAAAACGACTTAAAAAGCTGCATACTAAAAAAAGAGCTTTTATTGTGTAATTCATTGCATAATTATTTACTTATTTTAAAACAATCAATAGACGAATATAGTGAATATTGGGATATTATGAAAAAAATTACTAATCCATATGAATATATACATACTATAGTTCCTAATCATAAAGTATCTTTATGCAAATATAAACCATTATCAAGATCCTTTTTCAAAATGATAGAAATGATAAATACATTTGATTTTTTAAATGATAGAACTCCAATACAATCATTTCATTTGGCAGAAGGTCCTGGGGGATTTATTGAGGCTTTTAATTATAAAAGAAAAAATACAAATGACGTTTATTATGGTATGACTTTAATAAATGATAATATTAATATTCCATCGTGGAAAAAAGCCTCACATATATTAAATTCTAATAAAAATATTAAGTTAGAATATGGTGCCTCTAAAAACGGCGACCTATTTTTAAAAGAGAATTTAATTTATTGTAATAAGAAATATGCTAAGTCTATGGATTATATTACAGGCGATGGTGGATTTGATTTCTCGTCTGATTTTAATAATCAAGAAGACGTATCTTTTAAATTAATATTATCGCAAATTTTTTATGCATTAATTATGCAGAAAAAAGGTGGTCATTTTGTCCTTAAAATATTTGACATATTTAAAATAAAAACTATAGAAGTTATATATTTATTGTGTAACTTATATGAAAATGTATTTATATTTAAACCCAATACAAGTAGAAGTGCAAATTCTGAGAAATATATCATTTGTAGAAATTATAAAAATAATAATAAGAGAATAATTTCTAATATAATAGAGAACTTTGACATCTTGATTAATCAAGTAGAAAATATTTATAGCTTATTTAATATTGAATTTAATCAATTATTTATTACGAAATTACAAGAAATTAATGCTATATATGGCCAACAACAATTAGAAAATATTAAAAATACGCTTGGTTTAATACGCGAATTAAAAATGTTAAATATTGAATATAATTTACTTAATTATAATAATTATAATGGAATCCTAAAATATTTAAATATATCAAATAAGATTTATTCACATACTATAGATAATAATGATATAGAAAAGAATGATACAGAAAAGAATATTATAGATAATAATGATGTAGAAAAGAATACTATAGAAAAGAATATTACAGAAAAGAATGATGTAGAAAAGAATGATGTAGAAAAGAATGATGTAGAAAAGAATGATGCGATTGATAGACATATTGTAAAAAATAATAGTTATGATATAATTATTCCAGAAAGTCTGGATTTTGATTTAGTAGATTTTGAAAATTCTATAGATAATATTAGTATTATTAAAAGTACTAAAGATCATACTATAAGCACTATAAGCACAAAAGAAATATTTATAAATAAATATTTTAATAAATTGAATATGTTAATAAATATTAATATGCAAAAATCAATAAATTGGTGTAGAAAGCACAATTTTACTGTAAATAAGGAATTTTTAAATGAATGAATTTTTAAATGAATGAATTTTTAAATGAATGAATTTTTAAATGAATGAATTTTTATCTTAATATATTAATTCGTTTACGACGAATTTTTGTTGGTTCATTAATACATCCATAACACGCAGGAGATTGTAACACTTTAGTTAATTTTTCACATTCAGCCAATGACATATTAGGAGGACAATTGTTAATATTCGATTTTTTAGGACAATCTATACAATCATATTTTAAACTTGTTATTCTTGCACTCGAGGTGATTGGTCCTTGTGTTTGATACTTTGCATTAGATGGATTATATACAACACAATTTGAAGTACAATCAAAGTGTGAAAGTCCTCGCGATGGTAGATTTTGTATAAATGTCTTATTATTTTTATATAACAGTTCTCTATGCGACGAAGAATACTCTGTAGAAAGTTTTGTAGTTCCTGGTTTAATTACTAATGCTGATGGATTTAATGAGGTACATATTACTTTATTTAAATTCTCATCATAAAATTTATCACTATTTAGTATTTTACAATCACTGTTATTTTGTATATATGTTATAGTGCTTGAGTTAATATTATTATTAGGATCATCACAATAACTATTGTTATTTGAGTTATTTTGCGTCAAATTCTGTGTCACTATGTTATTTCCTGGTTTATCCATGCTTCCTATTAAAGATAGATTGCTAAATGTATTTTTTTTAGAGTCTAAATTTACATATTGCTTCCTATAGTGTTTAATAGGGTTAGCATTAAATCTATATTTTTTAACAGGACAATCTTCGCTCCAAGGGGCAGTTATATTTGTATTGTCTGGTATTTCATTTTTAATATTTTTAGGAATAATTGTTACATTGTTATTAGAAGAGGCTTTCCACGATATATTTGGTTGTATTTGATTAAAATATAGTTTCATTTATACTATATATAAAATTATATAATATAAAATTATATAATATAAAATATAAATTTATATAATATAAAATATAAATTTATATAATATAAAATATATATGAAAACAAAAATACAACTACCATTTAAGATATATGAAAAATCATTTGCTCTTATACTAATATTATTATTAGCATTACTAATAGTTTATTTTATTAATACGTATTCAAATATTATTGAAGGTATAACTGTTAATGCTGACCAAGAAAAAAATAATGAAAACACAAAAAATAGAGTAGAATCTGATAATAAACAAAAAGAAGCCGAACATAAGTCATCAAATCAAGATGAAAAAAATAAAAAAATGATAAATAATATAAAATAATATAATTAGCTAATTATATAATATTATAACTAATATTGTTGTTTTTAGTAAATATTAATATATTAATATATTCATTTAATTATATATATACTTAAATGCCAAGTAGTGATCCTAATAAGTGTGTTTCGCGAGGGTTCGGTTTTCAACATCCATATTCTTATTGTGTAAAACCATCGGAAGAAATGGTGCCTGGGGAAGTTACAACTGGTGGCCTAAGTATGAGAAATACAGAAAAAGTATTAAAAGGATTACTAAATTATGTTGATTATTTAACATTAGAAGCTACACCCGGGACAGCTGAGATATGCTTAGACACTAAAAAGGGTGGAGTTATAGGTAATAAGTATGTATTAAAAACAGATATAAAATGTAGAGTTGTAAATCCAGTTACAGGAACAATTTCAGGAGAAGCATATTTACATAAATATATGAATAATGCCGAAACAATAGGTGGCTTGCTAACGGGAGGAAGACCCCAAAATGATGTAAATGGACTAATACCATCAACCTTCGCAAGTGCCGGAAAAGTAGCCGGTAGCGTGGGAAATATTATGACATCATTTACAGGAAGCACTAACCCTCTTTGTATGGCTGTTCAATTAGATTGTCACGTGATTGATTCTAAAAATGACGCAAATAGTTATAAAGGAACAAGTCCTTTTGTACATTTATCTTTAGATGATATTGAAGATATAGATGTAGCTCATTATACTGGACTATTAGGCAAACCACAAATACCAGCCACCATTTGCTATGAATCTTTTACTAATTTAAATATTTTCAATAACAATAGTATAAATGAAAATATAATATATCAAAATATGGATAAAATACAGGGAGCATCAGATTTTGAAAGCGCACTGAATGTAGTAAATTTCCAAGATGAATTTTTAGTAAAATCGTATTATATAGGGTTCTCTATTTTTATAATAATTATAATATTCAAATTATTAAATAAGAAATAACAGCTAATTTTTATTAATTTTTATTAATTTTTATTAATTCATAAAATTGTATACTAAATTGCTTGCGTTGTTATTTGTTACTTCGCCTGCTAATATACTATCTTCATATAATTTTCGCAATACATCATTAGGGGCTTGAGAACCAAGTTTTATAAGATTCTTAGTGCGTAAATAATTTTTAACTTCTTGAATTGGTTGCTGCTTTAGTTGAACAACCTCTTGTTTAATTCTTTTTTGTGTTTCTCTATTTTTTACCAATAAACCTATATGTTTGCTCCCGTTTTTTTTCCCTAAAGTATATTTATATGTTCTTGTTATTCTATTTATTTTTGGAATATGCAAATCAATAGTATTCTCACTTGAAGAAACTATTGTATTAGATGGCGTTGTATCCACGCTAATATCTGAGAGAGTTGTTTCTTTAGCTTCATTAGCTTCTTTAGGTTCATATGAATATATTATAGGTTTTACTTGAGGCTCTATATATGTTGTTTGTATTTCTTGAGGTTCTTCTTTAATTTTTAGTTGAATTGGTTGAATTGGTTGAATTGGTTGAATTGGTTGAATTGGTTGAATTGGTTGAATTGGTTGAATTGGTTGAATTGGTTGAATTGGTTGAATTGGTTGATTTTCTATATTAATGTTATTATCTAATATAGGATCTTTACATTCAAAATATTTATTATTACCCAAATCAATGATTAATCTTTTTCCGGGATTAGTTGTATTGTTTTTTTGTGTTCTATTCGCTTCTCTAAAAGTTGGTAATGTTCCATTTTTTAAGCAACCGTGTGTGGGTGTTTTTACTTTTACATTATTATACATAAGACTGTCTTTAGGTAATTCTATATTTACATCTATATGTGGGACTGCCTTCATTGATTTATTACGAATTGCCTTCTTTTTTTTCGATAATTCGTGTAAAAATGTGAGAGATTTGTTAAATTCTCTTTCAAAATCGGTATTGTTAGTTTCATCAGCACTAAATAAATTTGTGTCTTGCTTTGCTAAATTGGTTTCTTTATTTTTCTCTTCATTATACGTTGCTGTTTCTTTAGTTTTTTGATAATCTTTCACTCTTTTCAATAATTCCTTTTTTAATTTATTAGTTTTCATTGAACTATTTTTATCATCAACCGGTTTTATTTTCTTCTCTTTTTTTGAACTTTTTTTATCACGGCCAAATTTGAATAATGCAGGATTTATTTTTAATATTTTTGGTGATGACATATTAATTTTATTTTATTATTTAAAATAGTAATAATATTTAAAATAATAATAATTAACCAAATTTTATTTAAAAATTGATTTTGATTTATTAATTAGCAGTTAGTAAGTATAATTATAATACTATGGATTTTAATGCTCCTAAATCGGATGTGGATGTTCCTAAATCGGATGTGGATGTTCCTAAATCGGATGTGGATGTTCCTAAATCGGAAATTCCTTGGGTCCTAATCGAATCGTATTTTAAGCATAAGCATTTAAAACAGTTAGTTAAGCATCAATTGGAGTCATATAATTATTTCGTAAATAATCAAATTCAACAAACGATTGAAATGTTTAATCCCTTAAATATTTGTTCTGATCATGATTATATCAAAGAACATAATTTGCACAGATTAGAAATCGAAATTACATTTGAAAACTTTTCGATATATCGCCCTCAGATTTATGAAAACAACGGATCAACAAAGATTATGTTTCCACAAGAAGCGCGATTACGTAATATTTCGTATTCATCGGCTATGACAATTGATTTAAATATTAAATATACTGTTCGCAATGGTGAAAATTATAATAATGTATTAAATTATCAAAAGAAAATTAAAAATGTGCATATTGGAAAGCTTCCAATTATGTTAAAGTCTGATTTATGTGTATTAAATCAATACAAACATTTAGATCACAATGAAACAGGTGAATGCTATATGGATCCAGGAGGATATTTTATTATTAACGGTTCAGAGAAAACTTGCATTAGTCAAGAACGTGCAGCCGAAAATCAAATTTATTGTTATAATATTGAGAAAAATAACAATAAATGGTCGTGGAAGGCAGAAATGAAGTGTATACCTGACTGGAAATGTATTTCTCCTAAACAAATCACTCTTTACATTGCTTCCAGAAATAATGGATATGGAACTGCGATTTATCTACAAATTCCACGTGTTAAAATTCCTATTCCATTATTTATAGTTTTTAGAGCATTAGATATTATTAGCGATAAAGAAATTTGTGAGCTAATTATGTTAAATATTGACAATGAAAATATGAAAAAGATGCTGCTTTCACTTAAAGCATCTATTATTGATGCGAATAAGTATATAACAAAAGAGTCGGCTATTAAATTTATTGTAAATAACGTAATTTATACACCAATGAATATGGATAAAGAAACCGGTTCAAAGAAGAAATATGATTTTGCTATGGAAGTATTAAGCAATGATATATTTCCTCACTGTAAAACAGAAAAGCAAAAAATATATATGTTAGGTTATATGACAAATATGTTACTACAAACCTCATTCGGTTGGTTACAAGAAAGCGATCGCGACTCATATATGAATAAACGAGTTGATTTAACAGGACCTCTATTAAATAATTTACTACGTAATTATTTCAATAAGCTTGTCAAAGATATGAAAAAGCAAATTATTCGTGAAATAAATAATGGATCTTGGAAATCGAATGATGACTACGAAAATATTATTACAAAAACAAATATTTATAAGATTATCAAATCTACAACTATTGAGCAAGGCATTAAACGTGCCTTAGCAACAGGCGATTTTGGTATTAAGCAAATTAATAGCAATAAAGTCGGTGTTGCTCAAGTATTAAACAGGCTTACATATTTATCAAGTCTGAGTCATCTTAGGCGGGTCAATACACCAATTGACAAAAGCGGTAAATTAGTCCCTCCTCGGCGACTGCACAATTCGACCTGGGGATTTTTATGCCCAGCAGAAACACCAGAGGGGCAATCTGTTGGTGTTGTTAAAAATCTGGCTTACTTATCACATATTACCATTAATTCTAATAGCTCAGGACTTTATGATTATATATTACCTATTATTCAATCGCTCGACACATATAATGGTTCATATAAAGATTTAGATGACTTTGCTAAAGTATTTATTAATGGTTCTTGGGTTGGATTTACAAGCGAACCAGAGAAAGTTTATAATATTTTAAAGGATAAAAAATATAAAGGTATTATCAATATTTACACCTCAATTATATTTAATAGCAAACTTAAAGAAATCAGAGTTTGTAATGATGCGGGACGTATTACGCGTCCATTATTAAAAGTGAAACATAATAAGATTTTATATACTAATTCAATTATTCAAAGAATTAAAGATGATGAACTAAATTGGGATGATTTGGTTGTAGGAATTAAATTGGAAGACTCGATTATTGAATATGTTGACTCATATGAACAAAATAATGCAATGATTGCTATGAAACCTGTTGATTTATTAAACAATAACAACAGCTCTGGCGCTAATCATAACAATATTTATCATTATAGTCACTGTGAAATTCATCCAAGCACTATTTTTGGAATTTTAGCATCGTGTATTCCTTTTCCTGACTCTAATCAATCTCCTCGTAATACATACCAATCTGCTATGGGTAAACAAGCTATTGGAATGTATGTAACTAATTATGATAATCGTATGGACAAGACTGCCTATGTATTAACATATCCTATGCGTCCTCTTGTAGAAACGCGTATAATGAATATTATCAAATTAAATAATATTCCATCTGGTCAGCAAGTAATAGTTGCTATTGCTAGTCATACTGGATATAATCAAGAAGACTCCTTATTATTCAATAAAGGCGCTATTGATCGAGGACTATTTTTAGCAACAATATATCATACAGAGAAAGACGAAGATAAAAAATTATTTGGAACGGAAGAAATCAGATGTAAACCCGATAAAACTAAAACCAAGAATATTAAATTTGGTAACTATGATAAATTAACTTCGCAAGGAATTATGAAAGAAAATACTCTAATTGAGGACCGCGACATTATTATTGGTAAAGTAATTCCGATTAAAGAAAATAAAAATGATTTTACAAAAAGCGTTAAATTTAGTGATGGTTCTGTTTCACATAGAACACACGAAGAAAGTTATGTAGACAAGAATTATATTGAAACAAACGGAGATGGGTATAACTTTTGCAAAGTTCGTATTCGTAATTTTAGAAAACCGGTGATTGGAGATAAATTTTCAAGCCGTCACGGACAAAAAGGAACAATTGGCAATATTATTCCTGAAGAAGATATGCCTTTTACAGCAAATGGTTTAAAGCCTGATATTATTATTAATCCACACGCTATTCCAAGCCGTATGACGATTGCTCAGTTAAAAGAAACATTGCTTGGTAAGGTATTACTTGAATTGGGCTTATTTGGTGATGGAACCAGTTTTGGAGAATTTGACATTTCTAATATTATTGGTAAGCTCAATGATTTAGGATATGAATCAAAAGGAAATGAGCTAATGTATAATGCGCTCACTGGTGAGCAATTAACAATGAATATATTTATTGGTCCTGCTTTTTATCAAAGACTTAAGCATATGGTAAATGATAAGCAACATAGCAGATCTATCGGTCCTATGGTTAATTTAACTCGACAACCTGCTGAAGGTCGTTCGCGTGATGGTGGTCTTAGGTTTGGAGAAATGGAACGTGATTGTATGATTTCACATGGTGCCTCTCGATTTACAAAAGGGCGAATTTATGACGCCTCTGACGCATTTAGCGTATTTGTATGTAATAAATGCGGATTGATTGCTTCATTTAATAATAAAGAGCATATTCATTATTGTAATACGTGTGGAAATAGAAATGATTTTAAATATGTGGAAATACCATATGCTTGCAAACTTATGTTTCAAGAATTAATTACAATGAACATTGCTCCGCGAATTATGTGTGAGTAAATTTGTTTAAATAGAAAAAACTATTTATAAAAATAATTATTTAGTAATATTTTTTTTCTTTATTTTCTATTTTTCTATTTTTCATTTCTATTTTTCTATTTTTCTATTTTTCTATTTTTCTTTATTCTTCTAAAAATAAAATATAATATATATAGTAATAATATATTATGATATTTGATAAAAACTCACTTGGCGGAAAATCAAATATTGGGCAGCCTATGTTACATGGATCAATGGACGGAGGTAACGACAGGTCATTAAGTCGCAAATATTTATCACGTGCTTTTGGTAATATGTATAACAGTGGTCTTTCCTCGTCTCCATTAACTTACAGTAAAAATGTATTAGGTCCTTTTAGAACCGCTTATAATGCCGGAGATGTTATAACTAATAATAACGTTCCAACAAATATTAAGTATGGTCAAGAGTCTAATCAAGTAGGTGGAAATAATTTGTCAAGACTACAAGTTAGAGGTGATGGAACAAGTGGTCAAAATGGAAAAGCAATGTATTCCGGTAATCCTAAATTTGTTCATGCTGGGTCAGATTATATAAGATTTAAGAAGTTACAAGCATTAAATAAAAATTTTAACGACTGGAGTTATGGAGGTGCTAATAACTCTCAAGCACAACATGCTATAAATAGAGTTAGAAAGTAATGCATCTATTACTAATATATTTAGTATATTAAACTAAATTTATAATATTTTTTATATTTATAAATATTATAAATGGAAGGCGTTTCTAATGATGAAGTTGTTATAGAAGTGGTTGCTCCTGTTACAGAAGTTGTAGAAGAAGTTGCTCATGCTCCAGTTCAGGAAGAAGTTGCTCAGGAAGTAACTCATGTTGAAGAAGTAACTCCAGTTCAGGAAGAAGTTGCTCAGGAAGTTGCTCCAGTTCAGGAAGTTGCTCCTGCTGAAGAACTAACTCCAGTTCAGGAAGCAACTCATGTTGAAGAAGTAACTCCAGTTCAGGAAGTTGCTCATGTTGAAGAAGTAACTCCAGTTCAGGAAGTTGCTCCTGTTCAGGAAGAAGTTGCTCATGTTGAAGAAGTTGCTCCAGTTCAGGAACTTGCTCCAGTTCAGGAAGAAGTTGCTCAGGAAGTAACTCCTGTTGAAGAAGTTGCTCATGTTGAAGAAGTTGCTCATGTTGAAGAAGTTGCTCATGTTGAAGAAGTTGCTCATGTTGAAGAAGTTGCTCATGTTGAAGAAGTTGATCATGTAGAAGAAGTATCTCCAGTTCAGGAAGAAGTTGCTCATGTTGAAGAAGTAACTCCTGTTCAGGAAGTAACTCCTGTTCAGGAAGCAACTCCTGTTGAAGAAGTTGCTCCAGTTGAAGAAGTAACTCCTGTTGAAGAAGTAACTCCTGTTGAAGAAGTTGCTCAGGAAGTAACTCATGTTGAAGAAGTTGCTCATGTTGAAGAAGTTGTTCATGTTGAAGAAGTTGCTCATGTTGAAGAAGTTGCTCCAGTTCAGGAAGAAGTTGTTCAGGAAGTAACTCATGTTGAAGAAGTTTCTCCAGTTCAGGAAGAAGTTGTTCCTGTTGAAGAAGTTGCTCCAGTTCAGGAAGAAGTTGTTCAGGAAGTTGCTCTTGTTGAAGAAGTAACTCCAGTTCAGGAAGTTGCTCCTCTTGAAGAAGTAACTCCTGTTCAGGAAGAAGTTGCTCCAGTTCAGGAAGAAGTTGTTCAGGAAGCAACTCCTGTTGAAGAAGTTGTTCCTGCTGAAGAAGTTGCTCCAGTTCAGGAAGAAGTAACTCCAGTTCAAGAAGAAGTTGCTCCAGTTCAGGAAGTTGCTCCTGTTGAAGAAGTTGCTCCTGTTGAAGAAGTAACTCCTGTTCAGGAAGTTGCTCCTGTTGAAGAAGTAACTCCAGTTCAGGAAGAAGTTGCTCCAGTTCAGGAAGTTGCTCCTGTTGAAGAAGTTGTTCCTGCTGAAGAAGTTGCTCCAGTTCAGGAAGAAGTAACTCCAGTTCAAGAAGAAGTTGTTCCTGCTGAAGAAGTAACTCCTGTTGAAGAAGTTGTTCAGGAAGTAACTCCAGTTCAGGAAGAAGTAACTCCAGTTCAGGAAGTAACTCCTGTTGAAGAAGTTGTTCCTGCTGAAGAAGTTGCTCCAGTTCAGGAAGAAGTAACTCCAGTTCAGGAAGAAGTTGCTCCTGTTGAAGAAGTAACTCCTGTTCAGGAAGTAACTCCAGTTCAGGAAGAAGTTGCTCCTGTTCTTAACGTTGTAGAGGAAGTTGCTCCAGTTCTTAACGTTGTAGAAGAAGTTGGTTTAGGGACAAATACTATTATTGATACTGAAGTTGATTCAAACAATTCATGCTTAACAGGTTGTTCCATAAGTTGCCAAGTAGTTACAAAATCTGAAACTGTACCAATTAGTAAAAAACCAACTCTTGTACAACCAAAACCACTTAGTAAGAATAAATCTAAATTTTCAATGAGATTGTTTTAATGTTTTAGAGAGATTATAAATAATAAATAAATAATAATAAATAATAATAAATAATAATAACTTTTTATTATATAATAATTATGTCAAAACACATTTCAAAGAATATGCCTTCAAATGGTAGTAATGTTACAGATAGAACGAGCACATTTATTTTAGGAAGACGCGCATTCAATTTTTCTTCTCATAAGTCTGAAAATTTAAAAAAAAATGCTGACTATAGCTTAGTAACAAATAAAGTAACGTCAAATGTGTGCGCAAAGCCATTAGAAAATATGAGCAGTGATTTAAGATTACAACGTTTAAGATTAGCAACAATAGGAAATTCATCAATGAGTTTAAAAAATGACAAAGATTTTATACAATTAAATGGTAAAAATCAAGATGTCAATTATGTTAATAATGTATTAAGCCGGGTGCGAGGAGGTGGATATATTGTCCCCAAAAAGGGTAAATAAACAATAAACAGCAAAGGCGAAAAGTTAATATATTAAAACTATTTAGAGCTAAAATTGTATTTATAATGAGTATACTTTATTAATACAATAATATGACACTTGTAGAAGAGTATTTAGAACATACTAAAAACTACAAGGAAATTTATGGAAGTAAAACATTGGTGTTAATGCAGGTTGGCAGTTTTTACGAATGTTATGCTATTAAAAAAGGCGAAGGAATTTATGAAGGAAGTAATATTGTGGATTTTGCTCAAATTAATGATATGGTTATAGCTAACAAGAATACGACAGTTAATGACGAGAATGTTGTTATGGCTGGGTTCGGACTACCTCAACTTGATAAATATGTGAAGCGTATGTTAAATAATGGTTATACTGTTATTATTTTTGCTCAGGACTTACAAATGAAAAATACCAGTCGAAGCTTGGTTGGTATATACTCTCCGGGGACATATTTTGATACTAATGACAACACTAACTCTGACAGCGAAAACTCGAGTAGCAACACCAATTTAAGCAATAATACACTATGCTTATGGATACATTATAGCAAACCAAATAAAGTTGTTAAAAACGAAACTCTTAGTATTGGACTAAATATTATTGATATTTTAACAGGTAAACTAATAAATTATGAATATTCACAGCCTTATGAGAATAGTCCAACAACTTACGATCAATTAGAAAAATATATTTCTATTTATAATCCGAGCGAAGTAATTATTATTAGCAATAAAATGAATAGCAATGAATTAAATGCTAATATTACAGAACTTAAAAAAAACACATATATTGATGATGTTATTAATTATGCAAATATTAATGCGCAAAAAATACATAAAATATATTTAGATGAAAAACAGGTTGGCATTAATAGCAAAGCAGTTGATATTAATAGCAAAGCGGTTGATAGCTTTGAGAAAATAGCTATCAATTGTGAAAAACAAGTATATCAAGAAACTCTCATTGATAAAATATTTGGAGCAGGAGCATACAGAAGCAATTTTGAATTTCAAAATTATAGTATTGCTAATCAGAGCTTATGTTTTTTGATTGATTTTATCGACAAACATAATCCTTCACTAATTAAACATATTGATTTTCCGTGCTTTGAAAACATTAACGCCAAATTAATATTGGCTAATCATTCTCTCAAACAATTAAATATGATTAGTGATCAGCGTCATAATGGTAAGTTAGGTTGTGTAGCAAACTTTTTAAATAATTGTATTACAAATGCGGGTAAACGCAAATTCAATTATGATTTATTACATCCAATTTGTGATGGTGTTATTTTAAACGCCAGTTATGATGTTACAGACCATTTAATTAAAACAGAATTTTACAAAACAATTAGGGAATATTTATTAAATGTGAGAGATATTGAAAAAATAGATAGAAAGCTTGTGTTAGGTAAAATTGAACCGCGTGATTTTGCGAGCCTCTATAATAATCTCTCAAATGTTTCAAAATTATTTGAGAAAATTACTTGTATTCAGGAAAATAAGGAGTTAGCACTTTACATTTCAAACATTATTAATTATGACATAAGCGCCGCTTGTAATAAAATTAATAATTATATTAGTAATGTATTTGACCTTTCAAAGCTTAATGTTGTGATCGATAAGTTAAATAACAATGATTTAGAATCTATGTTTTTTATTAATCAAAACTATAATGCAAATTTAAGTAAACTATATAAGAATTCACTTGACTCGCGACAGCAATTAGAGGCAATTGCGTCTTTTTTCTCTAATTTATTAATGGAATATGAAAAATCGAAAACAACTAATTCGAACAAAGCCAAGACAAAAGCAAAAACATCCAAAAAAGAGACTAATGAAGATAAAAACAGTGATTATATATCAAATCCGTCGTTAATAAATGATGATTTTGTTGGTGGCAGCTATATTAAGTTTCACGAAACTTCTAAAAATGAGGTTATGCTAATTACTACAAAACGGCGAGGAGCAATTTTAAAGGAAATTATACAAAAGATTATTGAAAAGTCAGGAACAAAATATGAATATATTAATTATACTTCAAAGTATAGTAAATTTGGCGAAATTATTGAAATCGATCTCTCGAGCATTTTATTTAAAAATCACGGATCTGCTAATTCAAATATTATTGTTTATTCACAGCAAATCGATAGCATATGTTATGACATTCAAAATTCACGAGAACAGTTAATTGAGGAAATTAATAGCAATTATAAAGCCATTTTGTGCGAATTCAAAAACATTATATATAATGTTGTAACAAATACAAATACAAATATTAAAAACGAGAGATTTTCACTACTTGGCAAAATCTCTCAATTTATTGCACTAAGTGATGTATGTTATGTTAAAGCTTATAACGCGTTAAAATATAACTATTGCCGCCCGGTTATTGCTAATGGTAATAGTGAGGGCTCTAACAAATCATATGTTAACTTTAAAAAAATTAGACATTGCTTAATAGAGCAATTAAATACTAATGAATTATATGTGACTAATGATTTAGAAATTGGGACGTCTAATAATGGACTATTATTATATGGAACAAATGCTGTGGGTAAAACCAGCTTTATAAAATCTATTGGAATTGCTATTATTATGGCGCAAGCAGGTATGTTTGTGCCGTGTGAAGAATTTACATATTATCCATATGAATATTTATTTACTCGACTATTAGGTAATGATAATATTTTCAAAGGTCTCTCTACGTTTGCTGTAGAAATGTGCGAATTGCGAACAATATTGAAAAATGCTAATAGTAAAAGCATTATTTTAGGCGACGAATTATGTAGCGGAACCGAATCGACGTCTGCACTAAGCATTTTTGTTTCGAGCTTAGAGAGATTGCACTCTTTAGAGAGCACCTTTTTATTTGCAACTCACTTTCACGAAATTTTAGAATATGAAGAGGTGAAAAATCTGGATTCTATGAAAATATATCATATGAGTGTATTTTTTGATCGTGAGCAAAAGACGTTAATTTATAATAGAAAATTACGCACAGGACCAGGAGAGTCTATGTATGGGCTTGAAGTTTGTAAATCACTGGACTTACCTGAGGATTTTATTGAGCGGGCATATGCTATTAGAAATAAATATAATAAATCTAATGTTAGTGTGTTAGAAGCAAAAAAGAGCCGCTATAATGCAAATAAATTGCGTGGAATGTGTGAGTTGTGTAATAACAACGAAGGGACAGAGGTCCATCATTTACAATACCAGAAAAATGCAAAAGATGGAATTATTAATGGCGAGTTTAATAAAAATCATAAGGCGAATTTAATAAATATATGCGAAGCTTGCCATAATAAAATTCATAGTTCAAGCCAAGAATTTAGAATAACTAAAACCACTAATGGCTATAAATTGCTCGAATTGTAAATAAAATATTTTATTATTATAACATAATAATATAATATGGAAAAATCTCCAAAAAAACAAGTAGCAACATACATTATTTCAGCACATGGAACTATGCTCACATCTATATTAGGCAGTCCACAAACAAAAAAATATTTTGCTATTACTATACCAGAAAATGTTGAACTATATACACATGATACTTTAGGAAAGTGTATTCCGATGTATAAAACAGAGTCGGATTTTATATGTAAAAATTATAAAGATGAACTACAACAGTCTCTCAGTCCTGCTTTTAAGTTTAGTCATGAAGATGGAGAAATTAATAAATTTCCTGAACTATTTTTTACACCCGATAGTAATACTCCAGCACATTTTTACACAGGTATAACACATTGTATTCCAGAAGCACTTAGAACTACCGGTTCACGAAAAAAAGAAATAATTTATAATATTGATGCTAAAAATACAAAAAATTGTGCATGTAGTTCAATTGTTTCTAATAGTATTAATTTACCCTATGATTGTGAGAAAAAATATAGCCAGTATTACAAGGATCAATTAAGAGATTATAACTATGATCCTAATAGTAATACTAGTAAATGTGGTCCAATTTTAATGAGTGAAGCTGTAAAAGTTATTAAAGCACACTGTAAAACATATTATGAACCCAATTGTGTAATAAAAATTTATATATTTTCATGTTTGGTTGAAAGGGATTTAAAAACATTAATATATGATTATAAGAGGTCATATAACCACGCAAAACAACTAGCGAATCCTGACAATCCAGAACCAACTAGCATAAGACTTGTAACACCAATCACTACTCTTCCATCAACTAGTGTAAGACTTGTAACATCAGACACAATTCTTCCACAAAATGTTAAGCAAATTAACCCAGAAGTAGTAAGTACTAATACGAACATAAGCACCGAACAAATTATGGCAAGGCTTAATGACTTAACTTCACAGCCCCGAATCCGCAAGACACTAAGAGAATTACTAACAGAAACACCAACATTTGAACCACCAAGAGAAACACTAAGATTTGAACCACCAACAACATATTTGCAAAGTAAAGCTAACTTAAGGGACTTTTATTATGAAGTTAGTGAACCAAAAAATAATGCACTTTCAAAAGTTGTTCTTACAAATTATGTAGAAAATCTATCAGACTTTAAAGCACTACCATTAATACAATCGCATCTTTCTAAACATAGATTTAGTATAGGATTTAAAGTATTTGAATTTATAACTTATAAAGACGCATATACGGAATTTACAAAAGAACAAGATGCCAAGTTTGATGCCCCACGACATAAAAGACTTGAACAATTACAAAAAAAACATAGAGCATTAAGTAGACAGTACCTTGTTTTCTATTTAATTAATGCGTTAAATAAAATTAGAGCGGAGCACAGTGATGACATTACTATTTTGCCTGAATTCAATACAATTAGCTTCGTTCGTCCATTTACTAAAAGCGTTACAGATAGTGAGTTAGTTGATAGCGACTTAATTATTAGAGTCTATGATGAATTAAAAAAATTAATAGCACTTGAAAAGGCAAAAAAATTAGGAGAGGGTCGGCGTGTTAAAAAAACATTACGCAAAAAATACAAAAAACCAAAAAAAACTAAACACATAAGAAGAAGATTTACACATAATCTTAAGAGCAAAAAACACACAAAAAAGTAGTATAATAATAATAATAAAATATTTTATTATTATAACATAATAATAATATAATATGGAAAAAAGTCCAAAATCTCCAAAATCTCCAAAATCTCCGAAAAAACAAGTAGCAACATACATTATTAATGCGCACGGAACTATACTTTCAAGTCAGTTCGGAGATAGTGATAGTGCAATAATAACAAGAAAGTATCATGCTATTAATATACCAAAGAATGTGGAACTATATACATTTGCTAATTTAGGTAATTGTATATCCTCTTATGACGAAGAGGCAGAATTTTTATGTGATATATATCCAGATAAATATAAAACAAGACTAAGAAAATCTATTAATCCTGCTTTTAAGTTTAGTCATCAACCTGGAAAAACAAACAAATTTCCTGAACTATTTTTTACACCCGAACAAGAATCTCCTGTGGAATTTTATTCGGGTATAATACATTGTATTCCACAAGCACTTAGAACGACTGGTTCTCCTGGAAAAGAAATTATATATAATATTGATGCTAAAAATACAAAGAACTGTGAATGTAGTTCAATACTATTAAAGGAGGATGCACACGCCTATGATTGTGATGCAAAATACAGCAACTATTATAAACAACAATTAAGAGGTTACAAATATAATCCAGCTACTAATACTAATACTAATATTAATAGTTGCGGTCCAATTTTGATGAGCGAAGCTTTAGAAGTTATTCAAACGCATTGTAATACACATTATAATTCCAATTGTCTAATACAAATTTATGTAATAGCTTGTTTGGCAGAACAAAATTTACACACATTAGTTAGAGGTATTAGAGATGCCTATAGAAATGCTGAGCAAAGAATTAAGCATGGCGAAACAAAATTAATTAGCACAATAGAAACTAGTCCTCAATTTTGTTTAGCGAAAAATAGTCCGCAGTTTTGTGTCGCCGAAAAACCTCCAACACAAGTTTCTAGTGACGCAACAGCTTTATACAGTCTATTAGGAACTACTATTAAACCGAGACCAAATAGTATTGAACCAATTAGTGTTGAGTTGATTAAAGATGATTTGCTAAAATCATTATTAGGAATTCTTAACAAAACAGATCCTAAAGAAAAACAGAAAGACATTAATACAAAGGAAGCTTATTATGAAGCTATGATCCATAATACATTTGCTAAAGTTGACAAACAAAATGTTGTAGAAAGTTTAAATGACTTTAAACCTACCCCATTAACAAACCCTCTATATGATACTCACATATTTATGTATAATGGTAAAGTATTTAAGATTAAAACGTTTAAAGGTGCGTACATGGAATTTAGTCAAAACGATCATGATAAAGTTAGCGGAACATTTGAAGAAAAATCTAAAAAATTAGAAGAAAAATATAGAACACTCACCAAAAATAAACTGCATAATCACGTACAACAAGCATTTGACAGATTTAGGGTTAAATATGATTACACGGATGATGAATTATATGGAGACAATGCTGTTTTTACTCCTACTCCCAACGAACTTGATATTTTGCCTAAGATTAATGAAATCAACTTAGCACTGCCATTTAATATTACAACAACAAGTAAGTATCTTCCAACTAATATAGCCGAAATAATATATACACAATTATTAAAATTAATAGCACTTGAAAAAGCAAAAAAATTAGGACAGGGTCGTCGTGGTAATAAAACATTACGCAAAAGAAGAAAAACCCCTTATGCAAATAAAAAATCCAAAAGAAGATAAAAAACTATTCGGATAATTTATAAAAAATTTATATAATAAAAATATATTAATGTCTTATATATTTTTATTATATTTTTTAATTTTATTACACGTTGTAATATGTATGATTCTTAAATCGTTATGTGTATTAACAAATATAAACACATTAATTACGTTGAATATATGGTTACTGTTTATTTATTTAGCATATTATTTTGATAATGTGCTATTTTTAGCTGGTCCAATAGTTCTTCTAATATTAAATGAAATATTATATGTAAAATTCAATATAGACGTTTTTGACGGGGAATCTAGAACAAAACTTTTTTATGACATGACAACAACATATTATATTAATTACCTTAAAAACAACACTAATTTAACAGAAGGTATGTATTTAAATGACTTATCGGACAATAATTCTCTAATGAATGAAACCCAAGCAAAAGAACTTGGTCCAGAACTTGCGAGTGTTAAAAAATATGAAAAGTTTTTCCATTATTTAAATATTAATCCAAGCGAATATAAAAATTTAACTATTTTAGACATTGGCTGTGGAAATGGTGACTTTATTAAATATTGCAAAACTGTAGGTATTAAAACCACAGCAATGTCAATATCGCGTGAACAAGTTATAAGCTTAAAAGAAGAAAATCATGATGTGTATCTAGGAAGCTATCGGGATTTTCAGGAGCAATTTGTTGGAAAGTATGATATTGTGACTTTTTGGGGGTCACTAGAACATCTTACTCAAAGTTATCCTTGCTCTAAAAGCGGAGAAGAAAAAGCAGAAAAAGAATTAAGAAAAGTAATGAATTATGTAAAACGTTATTATAAAGATGACTCGCCTTATAAACTATTATTTACTTCAACTTTACATATGAATAAGAAAGTATGTAAAGACACATTAAATGCGTATCTTGTTGAGCGCGCTTATGGAGGTTGGTATTTTTACGATGAATTAGGCGAAACACTCTCTGATAAAATTAGTAGCATAGGATTTAGCAAAATAAAGCAAGCTGACTTTAATTATCATTATTATATGGCTAGTAAAATAGACGAAACACATTTTGGCAGGCCTATGAGCCCTAATATATATAATATGTGTGGACTATTGTTTGGTATTTTCATAAATCCAAATATAATAGCAATGGTATTGTATACTTTACGCGGTGAATGGATGTGGCAATTTGATAATAAATATCATTTGTTTGATGATAAATGTCAATCATGTACATTTGCAGAAAGATCTATAAGACCTACATCACTACTATGGAGTGTTAATAAATTAATAGATATTGAAAAATAAAGAAGAGTAAAAAAAAATAGAGCGATTTTTATATAAATTTTTTTAATATTTATTCATCGCTTACAACCATCTTTTTACATCGAGGCAGTTTAACTTTAGTAATTTTCTCAATTAGAGCAATTTGCGCGTTATTAGGTAGCTCTTTATTGCTCTCCCACCTAGAGAGCATTTGTTGTGAAACACCTAATAATGCCGCAAATTGTTTCTGGTCCTTATTTAATGTTAATCGCGATTGAGCAATTAGCTTACCAATAGGCTCGACGCTAACTAATTGCTTAGCTACAATTGGCTTTGGTTTAGGCTGAATAGAGCTTTCAAGTTTGACACTCTTTTTAGCATTTAAAGTAACAGCACTCCAATCTTGATGTTCCATTAGTTACTTTATGTAATAATAATAGTAATAATATTAATAATATTAATAAACAAGTATTCAATTTTATTAATATATTATACAATATATTATACAATATATTATACAATATATTATACAATATATTATACAATATATATTATACAACATATATTATGTATTTTAACTTTGGAAAATCCCTATACACAATTATATATATATTGTTAGCAACTATAGCTATAATGATGCTTTTAAGTTATTTTAATATAGATTTAAAAGAGAATACTAATGATAAGCTAACATTAAGCAGAGCAGCTGTTTTTGAAGGTTATAACAAAGTGGACCTTGAAGACGACACTGCTATTTTAAGTACATTAATGTAAAATTAATTATTAAAATTGAATTTTATATAAATATAATATCTTTATATAAAACATATAATATAGGCATATGATTATTCCAGTAAAATGTTTTACGTGTGGAAAAGTATTAGCAAATAAGTATCGCTATTATCAACGAGAAGTTCAAAAACGAAAAATTGATAAATCTATGGAAGTTAATAAAGTATTATATTTAACAAAGGATTTTATGGATAAAACACCTGAAGGCGAAGTTCTTGATCTTTTACAATTAAAGAAAAGCTGTTGTAGGAGACATATGATTACACACGTTGATATTGAATAAAAAAATTTATTTAACTATTTTACTATTTTACTATTTTACTATTTTACTATTTTACTATTTTTTATATTTTTATATTATATATTATATAATAATATATGAATAAACATACAAAAAAATTACGTAAAAAAAATTACAGTAATAAAAAAACAAAACATACACATACACATACAAATCGCAAACACAAGCGCAAGACTAAATCGCTAACAAATAAAAATTATAAAATAGAACAAAGGTTTAAGAATTTAAATCCAAATATTATAAAAGAATTACAAAGCAAATTTAAAAAAGAGAGGTTATTACTTAGCAATAAACGTATAGTAAACAGAGAACAAATAGGATGTGCTAATACTAATAGCACGATGTTGGGTGGTTCAAATATGGTTTCTGATGTTTTTCAGCAAATTGAAGATTATGCTACTGGATCATATAATAATTTTTATGGGTATACAGACCAACCAAGCCAATCACCATTAGATCAACCTGATTTAGCAACAAGTACATATATGTAATTATATTTGAAAAGTTTAAAATATTACGTTTATTTTAGAGGTTTATAGTTTATTTTAGAGGTTTATACTTTATTTTAGAGGTTTATAGTTTATTTTAGAAGTTTATAGTTTATAGTTTATTTAAAATTATATTTTTTATTGCTATAAATTATAGTATGGCGTACTTAAATAAATTTGCAAAGGATTTTAAAACTTTATGCACTCCGGCTTTTATTTATTTATTCATATCCGTATTAATTTTTATTGTAATAGCAATTCAAAATTTTGGAAATACAACAAAGTATTGTTTGGGGCACTTTGAATGCGAATTACCAAATACATTTATGATATTTGTTTTTAAAGCTATTTATATATTATTTTGGACTTTTATATTAAATTCGCTATGTAAAGCGGGTTATAGAGAAATTTCTTGGTTCTTAGTATTGTTACCATTAATACTCTTATTTGTAATATTAGGTTTAATAATTATAACATACTCGACTATGCCTCTGGTTTAGTAACATTATTTATATATATTTATTTAACTTATTAGTAATATAAGTTAAATAAATAAATGATTATTGATTATTGATTAGCTATAACAATAGTTTTCATATTTTCGCTCTTTTCAGTATTTATTTTTTCAACCTCTGCAGGTGTTTCGCTTGTAATATTTTCTAATAATATTGGTTTGATTTCTGACTGAAGAATACTTACGTTTTTATCACTTACGTTTTTATCACTCACGTTTTTATCACTTACGTTTTTATCTTCGATTGGCATAAATGAAACTGATTTACTTTCTTGACTCGACTCACTATTTTTTCCATCATTCAAATCTTCTATTCCTAACTCATCCTCATTTACAACATCTCCTATTTTAATAGGTTCATTTTCATCATCTAAATCTTGATATCTGCTAAATTCATCTTCGGCTCGCTTTATAGAATCAATAGTTACTTGACTTAGTCCATCATTATTGTCTTCATCTTCTGTATCGTCGCCTTCACTTATTAATTTATCTGGCATAATAGCTCCTTTTTCAGCTAAATCTATCATCTCTTTTTTATTATCTTCCTCTATAACTTCTTGCGTTGTTTTAGGTTTTTCTCTTGATCTCACACCATCATAACTTTTCCCATCATATTTTTTATTATACTCTTCTTCTTCTTTTCGAGATAATTTTGTTAGTTTTAAATTTTGAATTGTTTTAGCATAGTTCATCGATGTCAACTGATCTATATTGTCTTCTGTTATTATACGCATTTGAATATTCATTACTTGTAATTCTTGTATTAATAATTTAAAACTATAAGGAACACGAACAATACTGAAGGACTTACCATATTTGGAAATAACTTCTAAATTCATAGTATTTTCAAAATTCTCTGCAAATTTTAAAGGTCCGTCTGAAAATGGGCTAATAAATATATTCTTAGATTCGTTATATATAGCAATAGTACCGCTTGTATTACAAATTGCTACATAATAATCATCGCCTCTGTCTAACATAGACTCTTTCAAAAACGCGGTTGCCCCGTGTGCTATAATGCCATCACGCTCCATTTCACCAATTCGCAATCCACCATCATTCGCGCGTCCTTGAACCGTTTGCCGAGTTATCATTGTTCTTGGTCCTTGAGCGCGATAATTAATTTTATCTTTTACCATATGCTTAAGACGCATATAATAGCATGGTCCCATAAAAAATTCCATTGTTAATTGTTCGCCTGTTTCTCCGCTATACATTAATTCATTACCAGTCGAACTATAACCTATATTTCGCAACAATGATCCAAATAATTCGTGTTTTGATCCTTTATTAACAAATGCTGTACAATCACCAAAGCCACCATAATAGACGCACGCTTTTCCCATTAATGTTTCTACAAGTTGCCCTATTGTCATACGACTTGGAAGAGCGTGCGGATTAATTATTAAATCGGGTCTTATTCCGTCAGCATTAAAAGGCATATTTTCCTCAGGAATAATTAATCCCACAGTGCCTTTTTGACCACAACGACTACAAAATTTGTCTCCTTGTGCTGGTTGTCGTTCTTCTCTAATCCTAACTTTAGCTATTCTAAATCCTTCTTCGCCTTCCGTAATAAATGCTTTGTCCACATATCCCAATTGACCTTTTTTAGGACTTATGGACGCATCGCTAAAAGTATCCGGATTACTTATATTTGTTGTAACTTTTCCTATAACTATTTTTCTATCATCCAATGGACTATTTTCTCGTATTAATCCGTTGGCATCTAATAAAGAATAATCGTATCCGGGCTTTTTACCAACAACATTTTTAGATTCAATATTAATAAATCGAGTGTCTATATTTGAACCGGCAACTTTTGTGCTTTCTTCGCGTGACTCATACATATTAAAATAAGTGGTGTTAAACATACCGCGATTAATTGACCCTTCATTAAATAATATGGAATCTTCAACATTATAACCCCCATAGCTTCCAATAGCTACAATAGCATTTACTCCGCAAGTATGTTCTTCGTTGTACATATATTTTAAATAGCGACTTTTAACAAGTGGTATTTGACCATTGTTTAATATTACTCCCATTTTATCAATCCTATTTTGATAATTTGAATTATATAAACTTACTGCTTGTTTACTTTGTCCACACGCAAACAGGTCGCGCGGTAGCTGATTATTTTCAGGAAACACGATTTGATTTCCCATAACTCCCAATGTTAGCGACGCGTGAATTTCGCAATGGCTTGTAAATTTCGTAATTTGCTCACTATAATTTGCTATTAAGGCGGTTTCACTTTCAGCGGTGTCCAAATAATCAATAATACCTGCCTTAACCATTAACTCGTCCAAAGCATGTTCTGTGCTTGTAGTATTTGGTTTATCATATAGCTCATTATAATTAAAAAAAACATTATTCGAATTAATAACGTCGCTTGATGTTAAGTTATTCTCTCTTTTTTCTGAATTATAGAGTTTAAATTTATTAAATCCAATTAATAACTCATTATAAGTAAAGTCATTAGACTGCATTTTATTATATATTATTTCGCTTTCATAGCATGGTTTATTATTATTCAAATATAATACTGGTCTTGTCAATCTACCAGAATCACTATAAATATAGATAATATCGTCCTTAATGGACCAACTTATGCTTGTATATATTGGTATTAAGCCAATGCGCCTATATTTTTTTAGCATATCTATAACTTCAACAGGTTTTGTAACAATACCGCTCCAAGCACCATTTACAAATACCTTCGTAGCATGAGCTATATATTCTATTACACATTCATTCAATAATTCCATAAAAAACACTGTTCTCAATAACTCAATAATTGTTTTACCTGAATAGCCGCTTGTTATTAAACAGCCGAGCGACATATGTTTGTGCAGTCCAACATTTCCTCCGTCAGGAGTATCAACAGGATCTATTATTCCCCATTGAGATGAATGTAATAGACGCGGTCCAATTACTTTTGCACTGGAATCAAGTGGTAAATTCATTTTTCGTAAATGAGATAAAAAAGAATTATATGATAGTCGATTTAAATCTTGGACAACTTCGGGGCGCTTTGTATGTTCTTCTGCTCCCCAATTTCCTTTAAATGCTTTTCTAAATCCATTTTCCAAAACGCGCTCTTTGAAGTATTCTAAATAATTATTTTCGATTAAACTAATAAAATCTTTTTGATATATGCCTTGCTTATAATAATATTCTTTGTCTATTTTCTGAAATATGTGTTTTTGTTGTAATGAATAGTATTCCTTAAATAAATCATAAATTAGTGTTCCTGCTAATTCGACTCTTTTAAATCTAAAAGAGTCTCGATCAGTGGGCTTCTTATCGTTTTTATAAACTTGTAATAACTCTTTTACCATATGCCCTATAAAAAACGCCTTATCAATAAAATTATTCTCTCCAATATGTGGGAGTAAATAGTCCATTAATATTTCCAAAATATGTGGTAGCGTTTTTCCTTTTGTTAGTGTTGCTAAATATTTAAGCGCTACTTCCTGATTAAATATATTTCCGGCATCATATATAGATGGAGTAAATAGAGTAATATAATTTTCATATTTTTTCAAATCAAGAAGGCACATTTTAATGATTTCTTTATCGCTTGTTATACCTAATGCTCTCATTAAAATAAATAAAGGTACTGGCTTACGTACATTTGGAATATTGACCAATATTTGATTATTGCTGTGTTTAGTGTCTGGTCGCAATATTCTTATACTGAATGTTCTAATAGGTTTTGATGCATCTTCTGAGACTGATCGAATTTCTGCCGAGTGACTATATAACTCATTAAAATCAGATTTAATATATAACATATTATCGGCAAATTTTTCTTGACTTATGAGGACTTTCTCTTTACCGTCAATAATGAAATATCCACCTCGGTCATTTCTGCATTCACCCATATTAAATCTTGTAATTTTATCTAAACCGTTTAAAATACATAAATCTGAATTTAACATAATTGGAAATTTTCCTAAATACATTTTTTCTAATAATGATCTTGTTTCTACGTATACACCGTCTTCATTCATAATATAATAAATCACCTCAACATCAACGTGTAATGTTAGTGCATATGTCATATTTCTTAATCGTGCTTCATTTGGAAACATATAATGCTCTCTGTGTTCGTCATATATTATAGGTTTACCGAAGTAGATTAATTTTCCACTGCTGCCGCCTATGTATAATTCTGCTTTATAGTTATATTCTTTTGTTTCTTCATCTTGCTCTTTCATTATTAATATTGGATTTTTTTCTTTGAAAATATTATGTATCTTATTATTAAAAAAATCATTATATGATTCTAAATGATGCTTGACTAAGATATTTGGATCATGAGCAAAATATTTATCAATAATTTTCCACGCTAGTTCTTCGTGGTTAATAGGTTCATTTAGTTGTGATTCATTCTTAGGTAATGGATCGTTATTAGGTAATGGATCGTTTATTTCTGGTTCATTCTTAGGTAACGGTTCATTTATTTCTGGTTCATTCTTAGGTAATGGTTCATTTATTTGAACGGATTTTCTTTTAGTTTTTGTTTTAGTTTTAGTTTTATCATTGAGTTCCATAGTTATATACTATATTTATAGTATTAAATATTATTAATATTTTATATGTTAATATTTAATATGTTAATATTTAATAGTTTTATAGTTTTATAAGACATTTATATTCATTGTCGTTATTGTCATTATTGTCGTTATTGTCATTATTGTCGTTATTGTCGTTAATATTAATATTATTTTTGCTCTTATTTTTATTTTGCTTAATTAGTAAATAATTCCATAATTTTTGAATGCTTGTCGGTTGTTTTAAGTGTTCATCTTTATTCACGCTAAATACTTCATTTTCTAATATTAATTTATCATTAGTTGTGCTATTAGTTGTGTTAATATTTAGCGAACGCATATATTTAACATATTGCACATAATTTTCATTTGATGTGCGAAATATTCTATAGTTTTTTTGATTGTAAAATGCCCTGCGCTTCTTAAATTGATTTTGAAATACTTCGTGTCCATCTATAATATCTATTACTAACGGATTGCTATGCTTTTCTCTCAAAATTCGCCCCACTGCTTGAACAATATCCGATTTTGGACTTGCTAAAAGAAGGCTTGTCAGAGATTTAATATCTAATGCTTCAGCAGCCATACTAAAAGTTGCTAAAATAATATTTTTACTCTCTGATTTTTTTAATTCGCTTTCTTTCATACCACCAATATAATACCCAACAGAAGCTATATTTTTGTGAATAAGCGCTTTATATAAATAATTTAATAAACTCTTTGTTTGTGCTAATACAATAAATTGCTGGTTTGGATTAATAAACAATTCGCTTTCCAACACATATACAATAAAATCACTGCGCAAGTTCAAAGTTGAAACCTTATTAACCATTGTGCTATATTTAACTTGTCCTCTAAAATCACGCTCCACTTCATTATATTCATCATCATCAATAGTAAAATCAATTGCTTTTACTAATACTTCGTCTTGTGAGCCTTTTTTAGAATGTTTATAACATATATCACCCAAATACATTTTAAAAACGTTTGTTAGCCCGTCTTTCCTATTCATTGTTGCGCTTAATCCGAGTCCATATAATGTATTACATTTTTTTAGGCAATTACAAAATACCTCACTTGACATATGATGACATTCGTCATAAATACTTAATCCAAAACTGTCAAATAAAGTATCATTATAAGTCTTCATACTTACGCTTTGTATCATAGCTAAAACAATGTCTTTATTTTCAATATCAATGTTTTGACCTTGAATAGAACCTATGCGTGCATTTGGTAAATATTGTTGTATCCGCTCTATCCATTGATTTTTTAGAAATGTTTTATGGACAAAAATGATGGTCTTTTTTTTCAGTACTTCAATAATTTTAAGCCCTAAAACAGTCTTTCCTGCTCCTGTCCATAGTTCAATTAATGCTGATCCATTACCTTTATTTTTATCATCACTAACCCCAAAATCTATAGCTTTTAAATATTCATTTAGAACATTTGTTTGATAATCTCTCAATGATCCTTCAAATTTTAGATTTATATTTTCTCCAAATGGAATTTTTAATGTTTTAGGATAACCAAACATATTAATCCCCCAATAACGAGGCACATAAATTTTCTTTTCCGACTCTTGATAAATTGGAAATGATTTTGCCTCAACATACGAATTTTGCAGTGAGGGTTTTACTGTTAATTCGTTTTTTATGAAATCTATTATTTTAGGAGTTAAACATAACTTATATATAGTATATCCTTTAGCGCCTAAATAACTGTTTATTCCGTTTTTTTTTAAATTAGCAATAACCGGCATTAAGTCAGTATAATTCTCTCGATTTTTAGGACTAATCTTTTTAATTAACATATTAATTTAATAAATTAATATTTATTAATAATTTGTTAGTTAAATTTTAAGCGCTTTAAATAAATAATTAAAAACAATTTTCATTTTTAATAAAATATTATATTATACTATAATGAATTCTATTAATAACGTCACCAACAATTTAAAGAGTAGTGCTTTGAATTTGGCTAATATTAAATCACACGAAATGATATTTGTTATATTATTATTGTTATATTTAATAAGTAATGTATCAACGCCGTATAATTTAGCTCCGCATATAAATAATGTTTATATGTATTTCTCTATTATTGTTATTTTCATTATATTATTAGTTAACGCTAATCCTCTTATTGCACTATTATTTGCAATAGTTGCTTATGTCTTCTTGGAACGCTCAAAAAAAGTGAGTCATAGAGCTATGGCTCAAACAGAATCTAATAAATCTTCAAAAATGAAAACTTTGAATAATCATTTAAATACAAGAACTTTAGAAGAAGAAATGGTTACTTTAATAGATAGGAGACCGGAAAATATTACCAGCATAGATAATTTTAATCCTATTGAGTGCGATACACATAGCGCATCTAATATTTAATTATTTTTATTTTTTTATGTTATTTTATTTTATGTTTTAATGTTATTTTATTATGTTATTTTATGTTATTAAATATTTTTTGCAATAACGCTTCTAGGATATGATATGAACATATAGTTACCTATAAAATAAATTAAAATAAAAAAAAGAATACTTATAGATGTTTGTAAACCAACACTACTATATAAAAACGCAGGATTAAAGCTATTTCCTAATTCTTCAAACATAGCATTTAAACTTGATGTATTAGTTCCAAATGAGTTAGTTGTTTCATCTATTACATTTCCATTAGTATCAACTGGATTACATTGTATATACATATTATCCCCCGCAGTACCTAATGATTTCATTAAAATATCAGTTTCATTATAAATATCGGTATATTCCGATATGTTTTCTTGTGTTGAGGCTAAAACATTAGTTAAAAATTCCGGGTTCTGTAATAATTGAGGTAGTTTTAAATCTTGTGTACCTATAGTTGGATATAAATCTCTATAATATTGAGAAACACTTTTAGTGCCTCTATTTAAATAATCATTTGCTTGAATAAGTTGTGCTTTATCTTCACCGTATTTACGCCTGATAAATTCTATTAATAGTAACCACTCTTTTCTTTTTTCCTCAATGCTTGTTGAAGTAGCAGTCATAATAATATATTTACTATATATTATTTTATTAGTTTATTATTTTATTATTTTATCTAATTATTACAATATTATTACAATATTATTATATAGTAAATATAATAATATTTATATAATGGCAACAACAACAACACCAACAACAACAACAATTATACCAATTAAACCAACAATACCACCAAGTAAGTTATTAACATTGAAATATGCTTTAAAAATAGAAATAAGAGTTATATTATACATACATAAAAAATTATTGGCTAAAAGTAGAGTCTTAACAGCTTCAGATGAGCAACAAAAGAAAGATGCGTTAGATGAAAACATACGTCATAGAATAGCATCACACGAACGCTTGTCAGTCTCATTTTCACAGTTTATGTTGCGAGCTCTTTTTAACGAATTATGTTTAAAGTCGCATTCTGATGAGTGCCAAGAATATGAAAAATTTGTTGATTTTTTTAAAAAAACAAGATTAGATAGGGAAGATACTAATAATTTTAAAATAAGATTATTACAAATTCTTGATGCATTAAATGCTAAAATTAAACGCTCAAAAAAAGTTAGAGCAATAGAAGCAAAAATTAGACAATTAATACGTGATTCAGATAGTGATCCTGAAGTTGCAATTTCAAAAATTTTTCCTGAGCTTAAAAAGTTAATAGATGAATATAAAGGGCAAAATCTTGATCCAGGAGAGATAAAAGCTATTAAAGACTTACTTGATGATTTATTTAGTAGAGAAGGAGCAGATACAGATAGTGAAATCAAAAATAGACTGGCAGGATCTCTTAGAGAAGTAGTAACAATAACTGGACCACGAGGAGAAAAAGGAGAAAAAGGAGATAAAGGAGCAGACGGAGCAGGAAAATCAATTGACACACAACAAAATAAAGCAAATATTGTTTCACAAGCCGATGAAATAGCCACAGCTCTTGCTGTAATATCACTTGTAGCCGCAGCATCAGGTACAGAAGGAGCAGCACCACCACCAGCGGCAGAAGCACCAGCAGCGGAGGAAGCAGCAGCGGCGGCGCAAGCACCAGCGGCGGCGCAAGCACCAGCAGCGGCGCAAGCACCAGCAAAAAAGTCTGAAAAAATTATGAATAGTATACCTTATAAAGGTAAATTTACGAAACTTACTGAAACATCACTTTTTAGTCGTATAGGAATTGAATCGAAAAAGCCAGCCCCATTTATGAAAGGAGGAGTTTTACGTGTTGGAAATTTTACAAATGTAGAACCTAGTAAAATAATAGAATTATTAGAAAATGAGAAAGAAGCGGAAGAGAATGCCTTACCCGCGGATAGAAAAATATTTCAAGCAATAAATACTAATAACAAAGAGATCCTAACTGATAGCAAAATCAAAAATACAATAAATAAAATAAAAATAGCGCTAAAATATATATTGCTTTATAGGGTAATAGAAAATGTAATATATTTTTATAGAGATGATAAACAAAACAATGCTATTAGTGAAGAACAATCAGAACGAGAAGCACGTGCCGAAGGAGATGATTTACATAATATTTTAAAAAAATTACATTATAGCCAATCAGGTTTATTTAAATATGAAAGGGCATCACCAGTTATAGAAAAAATTGCTGACCAATTAACTGAAGCTATTGATGCTATTAATAATATTGCCCCTCCTCCAAGATTTAATTTTGCCAATAAAGCTATGAGTAGTTATGCTAAAGTAAAGCTACTAGAAGAAATCAGAACAATAATAACGGATCAATTACCACCTAAAGCTAGAAATAATCAAGATCATCAAGTTGCTGGGAATAAAACAAAATCAAAAAAAAGCGCAAGAAAATCTAATGGTACGCGAAAAATACATTAAAAAAATTGAATTCAGTTAAAATTGATTAATATTAATATTAAACTGTCAAATTATTTATTAAGTAATAAGCTAATAAATAATGCCACCTCTTATTGTATCAATTGATGGAAATATTGGTTGTGGAAAATCAAGCATTATGCGCTATTTAGAAAAAAACTTCGCTAATTATTGCGGCTCAAAAGGCAATAATTGCAAAGTATGCTTTTTACAAGAGCCGGTTTCAAGTTGGGAATCAATTGGAGATGCTAATGGAAAAAGTATTATTACGCACTTTTATGAAAACAATGAGCGCTATAGTTTTGCGTTTCAAGTAATGGCATATACTAGCCGACTATCTTTATTGAAGGAAGCACTAAAAGAAAATTATGATGTTATTATTAGTGAGCGCTCCGTTTATACAGACAAATTTGTATTCGCAAAAAGTCTATATGAGGCTAAAAAAATGACCCTTATTGAATATTTAATTTATTTGAACATGTTTAAAGAGTTTCAAACTATTTTTCAAGATTTAAAAATAGTTTATATTAGAACGTGTCCAGAGATTTGTGATTTACGTGTGCAACAGCGGGGTCGTCTGGGAGAAACTATTCCTATTGAATATTTAAAAGATTGTCATCATTATCATGATGTGTGGTTAAACAATCCTACAGCTATTGAAGAAGGGTTAGTATTAGTCATTAACGGAAACGAAGAAACAAATACAAGTCAATTTATTGAAAATAGTTATTATGATGAAGTAACAAGAAAACTGTATGATTTTATATTTACGTTATAAACGAAGTAACTATATAAAAAAAGTAAATATAAAGTGTTTTTGTTTAATTATTTTTTTATGATTATTCTTATATATAAGAATATATAAGAATGGCAAGACAAGGACCATCTGAGAGCGCGACTACATTTCCTGTTGGAACGAAAAAGCGCGGTAATGATGGCAATAATTGGGTAGTAATACAAACAAAAAATAGTAAGCGGTGGTCTAAACTTAATAATAATACATTACAGAAAACAAAGAAAACAAGCAATAAAACAACTAAAAAATATACAATAAAAAAGAGCAAAAAAAACGACATTTCAGTAGATAAATTAAAACAACTACTTAAAAAATATAATGTAACAACAAGTGGTTCAAAAGAAAAGATGGCTCAAGGGTTAGTTAGAGTAAGCAATTTTTTAATCGAAAGTAATGATTTAGAATTAATTTATAATTTATTAGATAAAGACCAACAAAAAAAAGCAACACAACTCATACAAGATAGAATTAATAAACCAATTACTAATTATCGAGGAATGTATGAACCACTGACTAAACCAATAAGTTCTATGACACGAGATGAGTTAATAAAGAATTTACAGAAATTTAGAGACAGTTGGGAAAAAATTACCACACGAGATACAGACTTATCAGATGAACGTTTAAATGATGAACCAACCGAACAATTACGAAACTTAATTAAATTTTATTATAGCAACAACGCAAAACTATCAGCCGAAGATTGGTTGCGTAAATATGTATAATAATTAGCAAATTAGCAAATTAGAAAATTAAGCATTCATATTATTTTATAACAAAAATAATATGTTTTTATAGTATGTATGAAAATTGTAAAATAATTAGTCATAAAGGAGCGCATAAATATAGTCTATTAATGTTACATCCTATGTATTCGGACGTGTGTTATTTTAATGATTATATAGACTATTGTACTACTAATTATAATAATATAATTGAGCATTGTAACATTATAATACCACAATCGCCATTAATGACGATTGACTATCCACATAATAAGCAATATAACGTTAGGTCATGGTATAATTATTATACTTGTTATGACAATTTAAATAAGATCGACAAAATAAGTCGTTCCGACTTTGATGAGCAAACGCGTAGAATGGTTGCTATTATCAATAATGAAGCCGCAATTTTAAAGACTTATAAAAGCATATTTATAATAGGCGTCTCTCAAGGTGGAACATTATTATTCAATATATTAAATAGCCTACCCAATCCATTAGGAGGGTTATTTTGCATTAAATCGCTATATATGTATAAATATATTAAATTAAAAAAAAATAGAGCCACACCGCTATTTTTTTATAGCGGCACTAAAGATGAAATCTATAATTTAGCATATCAAAAAAAGTGTGCGCAATTATTGGAACGAAAATATAAACTAATTTGGAAAATAGTTACTAATTTGGACCATTATACAAAGATTAAAGAAGAATATAAATTTGTATTTGATGCTATTGCCGAATTAATTTAACGTATATTAATGTTGATTTTATGTTTTTAAATCGTTTTTTATATATATATTATGGATTTTTACACGCGCCTATTTTGGATGTTTTTCTTTGCTTTTATTATTTTATCTGGCTATTTAGTTTGCTGTACTAAAAAAACAAATATATTTTATCTACAAATAGGATCAGGATGTGGAATGTTTGCTACGAGCAAAATAGGGCGAACATTTTTGGGATTATAATAAATAATAAATAATAAATAATAAATAATAAATAATATAAAGCTTTTTTAGCAATCTTATTTTTATATTATTTTATAATATTTGTATAATATAATAAAATAATATTATGTCATGTGAAAAAATTATGTGTAAATATAAGTTACACGATAAATCATTAATAAGAGATTGGTTAAAAAAAAACCATCCTGATAAGGGTGGTTCAATTGATCGCGATGAATTCATTAAAGTTTTGGAATGTTATAAAAATAATGTTACTTGTACCGCAAAAAAGGCCACTAATGAGAAAAAGGCCACCAATGAGAAAACAAGTAATACAAAGAATACAAGGAAAAAACGTGCAAAAATCTTTACATGTATGCGTAAAACGGCTAATTTTAGCAAAATCTCAAATTATCACAAGTTTGACAAGGCGGCTTATGACCCTAAAAAATTAAACGAAGAATTACTTGAAGCCTCTCCAAAAATGGTTCAATTATTAAATAATATTAGAGAGCTAGACGCCCAAGATGTAAAATATCACGGTAAAAAATTCAAACATTTTATATTTTCAGATGTTAAGGAAGGCGGTTACGGAGCAAAAATAATCGCATCAGCGTTTCAGGCAAACGGTTATAATAATATACTTAAATCAAAAAAGGTGTCTAATCAAATAAACGCAAAGCTATATTTAGACCTTGAAACGTCTAATTATCAAAATTTTGCTTTATTAAGCTCTAATAGTGTTTACGGAACAACATTTAATGAAAAAATCAAAAAAGAAGTATTAAAAATGTATAATGAGCGCCCGGCAAATATACAGGGAAAGAATGTTCGCTTAATTATTCTTGACAGCGGATTTAAAGAAGGCATCGATTTATTTGATGTAAAATATGTCCACATTTTTGAACCATCTATAACAATAGCCGATCTTAAGCAAACAATAGGGCGCGCAACGCGAACATGTGGGCAAAAAGGATTAGAATTTCAGAAAAATATAGGTTGGCCTTTATATGTTTATAATTATTATTTAACTATTCCCGAAATAACAAGCGATTCAATGTATGTTAATAGGTCCTTAATGGAAAATAACTTTCAAAGTTACAATAAAGACGCAGACATCTTATTATTCAAAAATGTAGAAAAATACAATGACTCTACTATGAATTATAGCGAGTTTGACAGTGCAATGATACAATTATCAAAACAATTATACGAATTAGCTCCATTATTGGCTGTTGACTATTATTTAACCAAAAATATACATAAGGCAATTGACTTAAATAGAGAGTTTATGGAAAAAGACTTTTATTTGATGGGAGGAGCGAATGCAGGAGCAGCTGATGCTAATTTTAAGCGCCAAAGTGATAATTCAAAATTTTTCAAAATAGATAATATAAAATGTATGGGTAAATGCGGTAAAAAAAGCACAAACGATATTCCCGTTAGTATCGATTTTATGAAATATGTGTATAAGAAGCACAATCACCCTAAGCAATTATTAATAAACGCAAAAGCAAATGTGCGCCAATTTTTATGTAATTATATGAAAGATTTGGATAATAAATTTTGTAAGCATGTCAATTTAGAATGGTCTCAGCGTTATATTAGAATACCTCATATTATTGAAAAGCATAACAATTTAGAAGATATTAAAAAGGATTTGCTCGCTTTAGAATTAGTAATTAATAATGAAGATAATGTTACAAATACCAAGTATCCAATGATTCTATATAAAACAAGCTCACATAGGCATACGTCAAAATCTAAATCGAGCTCTGTAAGAAGTTCAAAAACTACTTCTAAAAAGAGTTATAAAAATAAATTTACCAAAATGAGTTTTATTAAAATGAGAGATTATATTATAGCTAATTATAATTCTAAAGAATTTGTTTGGGACCCTATTGATGTTGTAAATAAATGCGTTGATGCACCTAAAGCAAATGCAACAACTGCCAACTCTATTACATTAAATCCTACTCAAACATTTATAGCGGATTATTTTACTCCTGCCTCACCGTATAAAGGTATTCTTCTTTGGCATTCTGTTGGAACAGGTAAAACTTGTACAGGTGTTGCTACGGCTTCGTCCAGTTTTGAGAAAGAAGGTTACTCAATATTATGGGTTACACGGACAACATTAAAAGGAGACGTATGGAAAAACATATTTGACCAAATATGTCACGTAATATTAGTAGACGAAATAAATAAAGGTTTAATACTTCCCGAAAACTTGAGCGACCGAAAAAGACATTTGTCTAAGAGTTGGCTCGATCCTATGTCGTACAAGCAATTTAGTAATTTATTAGCCGGAAAAAATGCTATTTACGACATATTGCTTGAACGAAACGGGTCACGTGATATATTACATAAAACGCTCATTATTATTGATGAAGCACATAAATTATATGGCGGTGATCTAAAGGCAAGTGAACGACCTAATATGGAAATTATGGAAAATTTAATAAGTAATAGTTATAAAGTTTCAGGGGCTGAATCCTGTAAGCTAATGATTATGACAGCAACCCCTTTTACAAATAGCCCACTCGAATTGTTTGCTTTAACAAACTTATTTATGACTAACGAAAGTGAAAAGATTACCACAAATAAAGAAGAGTTTAAGAAGCAATATATGACGTCGCAAAATATACTTAGTGAAACCGGGCTGAAAGTTTTAGCAAATAAACTTTCTGGCTATATTAGTTATTTAAATAGAGAGAAAGACCCCACTCAATTTGCGCAACCTATTATGATAAATGTTCCAATATTAATGAGTCATATTGAAAATGAAGAATTGAGAGATGCGGTCTATTTAAATGCTAATGTAAATTCAATTGAAAAAGACATAGAAGAGCTAATAATCTCTCTAAAAGCAAAAGTAAAAGAAGAAAAATCTGAATATAAATCCAAAAAACTTCCATACAAGAATAAAGAGCCGCCTGAAGATATAGCTAACGAATTAGATGCTATTTTGAAAAATATAAAAGCATTAGAAGATAAAATAAATGGTCACAAACAAACTAAAGCTGACGCAAAAGATAAAATGAAAGAGCTTAAAGATAAGATAAAAAATATAAAGAACTCGTTGTTACAAGAGTATATATTATACACTAAATGTATGCATATCAAATATAAAAATAATAAAGCACAATAATAATCACTAAATATTATACAAAATATTATACTAAATATTATACAAAATATTATACTAAATATTATACAAAATAATAATAATTATTTATTTATTATTATTTATTTAAATTAAAACACACTATTTACTTCTTATTAGATTTATAGGTAGAACGGCATCTTTTATCCTTTAATGCTTGAAAATATTTCATTTTATTGTCCTTGGCAAAACGCATTACATGCTTAATCCATGAACTTGTTTTGCCGCGTGTTTTTTTTCCACGACGTCTTCTTCTGCCACCATCTTGAGTTTCTGATTCTGATCCCTCTTCTTCTTCTTCCTCTTCCTCTTCTTCTTCTTCTTCTTTAGAACCACCAAATAAATTCTCTTTTCTTGACTTATGTCTTCTTACGCGCGACCCTCTTCTCGCACGTCTTAAAGTTCTGCGACGTCTTCTGCCTCCTCTAAGTGGAAAAGGAGACATCGATCCTGTTTGATCGTGAGCAGTGACACCTCCTTGTCCTTCTTCAAGTCCAGAACCTCCACTAATTCTTCTTCTGCTTCTTTTTCCTCTTCCTCTTCTTCCTCTTCCGCCGCTTTTCGCAGCACCAGATATAACATTTTGAAGACCCGCAAGCGCATCTGCTGTACCTTCACCACCTATTTGAAATCCAAGTTGTGAAAACATTATATTATATATATTAAATATATTTTATTTTAAAAATATTAAAAATAAATTATATAATATAAAATTAAATAAAAACAAAAACAAAACAAAATAAAATGAATATTATTGCTAAATAATTGCTAAATAATTACTAAATAATTGCTAAATAATTACTAAATAATTGCTAAATAATTACTAAATAATTGCTAAATACTTACTTTATTTTGTCCGCTATATTTTAAAAGATCTATTATTTTAGATGTTGTTGGAAATTCTTCATCCCCATAAATATCTTGTAAAAGCAACCATTCAAAAATTCCTCCTAAATAAACGTATATATTTAAAAACCCCAATTTGTATAATTGATTATACTTATCTATTACTTTATTATCAATACAATTCTCTCCATATATTAAAATCTTAATTGATTTATTACTTTTTAAATATTTATTGATAACTTCTTCTTCGTT